TGTACGCCATCATGAACGGCAGCGGTTCGGGCGTGACGCTGGCCGTGAAGCTGATGTTCCTGCCGATGGACGGCGATGCGACCCTGACTCCAGGCCTGCGCTTGATGCGGATGGGCGGGTACTCGTTGCGCGGCGATGCGGCCACGGTCATCAGCGCCGACACGTCGAAGACCGCGCCGAGCAGTCTCAAGGTGTCGGTCGGGCCGATGCAGATTCGCCTGCCCGGCGAGTGGCAACCCGACATGTACACCACGCACGGTCTTGCGTATCAGGGTACTGGCGCATTGTTGCAGGCGTGGTTGAACGCGCAGCTCAACGCCGGGGTGTTCACCCGCAAGACGTACACCAACATCTTCCCGAACGTCGGCATCGGTAACGCCATCGGATTCCAGTCCTCGACGATGGACGATTGCTTGATGCTCGACGCTGCGCCGGGGAGTGGCATCGTCGTGACGCCGGGGCAGGGCTTGGCGCTAGTCGGGGGAAGGTTCCAAGAACTCGGGCAAGAGCCGTTGCGCGGCGCGGCCTCGACGTTCCACAACTATGACATCGAGGCAACCATCCTCTACTACCCGCCGACGGTGAGCGGCACATTCCCGGCGACGGGCGACGTCGATCAGGGCGTCCTGTACGGCCCTAACGGGAACGACTTCACCGGCACGCTCGAGCAGCCCGCCGAGGCCGACGTGAAACTCGGTGTATCCTATGGCGCGAACGGGACGGAGTTCACCGGCACCTATTCTGGCGGTGGTGGCGGCAACACCTACTCGAAGTCGCGAGTCGTGAACAAGGGATAGACCATGCTCAAGCAGTCCACAGCCCGAAATGTGATGGTCTTCCTGACCGACTCAACCGACCACGTCACCGGGCTGGCGGGCGCGACCCTGACCATTACGCTCTCGAAGAACGGCGCGGCCTTCGCCTCCATCACCCCGACCGTGACTGACCGCACGAACGGCTGGTACAGCGTCGCGCTCACCACGGCACACACCGACACGCTCGGGGATCTGGTGCTGCGGGCGACGGCTACTGGTGCCGACCCCATCGACCTGCGCGAACAGGTGTTCGCCGGTCTGCCTGGGGAATCCGTCACGGTGTCGAGCATCGGCACAGACGTCATCACCTCGACGGCGCTTGCCGCCTCGGCGGTCACGGAGATTGCGACCGGGGTACGCTCTGAGCTCGCCACCGAGCTCGCCCGCATCGATGTCGCCACCTCGACGCGGCTCGCGACCTCGGGCTACACGGTGCCGCCGACGGCTTCGGCCAATGCGACCGCCGTCCGCTCCGAGCTCACGACCGAGCTGGGCCGCATCGATGTGGCCGTCTCGACCCGGCTTGCTACCTCCGGTTACACCGCCCCGGACTCTGCCGCGACCATCGCGGACGCGGTCTGGGACGAGGCGCTGTCCGGCCACACCACGGCAGGCACGACCGGCAAGGCCCTCGACGACGCATCCTCTGGCGGCGGCGGCACGGACTGGACTGCCGGGGAGCGGGAGCAGATCCGCAACCGGCTCGGCATCGACGGCACGGCCAGCGCCCCGAGCGCGACCCCGACCCTTGCGACCCCGGCCTCTGTGCGCACGGAACTCGCGGTCGAGCTCTCGCGCATCGATGTCGCGACCTCGAGCCGCCTCGCCACGGCTGGCTATACCGCCCCGCCGACCGCCTCGGACAACGCGACGGCGACCCTGCTCGCGGCTGAGACGACCCCGATCCGCAGCGACATCCGCAAGGTCAACGCCTACACGGTCAAGGGCTCCGGCACGCTGCTCGACCCGTGGGGTCCTGTGTGAGTGCATGGGGCCAGTCCTGGGGCCTGTCATGGGGCTCGGGATGGGGGCCGGTCAAGGGCAACAGCTGCTGGGGTGTCTCATGGGGCGACTCGTGGGGCAACTCGTGGGACATCCCCATCGTCATCCCGATCACGCTGCCGGGTGTCAACCTGCTCGGCGTGGGCGGCGGCGGCGGGTGGACAGGCCTCCCGAGGTACGGCGAGGAGCCGCCCGTCATACGGCTGCGCCCCTCGCTTCCGGGGTCGAAAGCGCTTAGACTTGGCGACACAGAGCAGCCGTTCGGGTCAGAGCAGGCCGTGAGGCTTTCGTCCCGTGGTGGACTCGGCGGCGCGGTCGGCAGGGTGCAGCGGGTGGTCCGGCCTTCGGTCGGTGTCGCCGCTGCTGGACTCGGTGGCCCGACACCTACGCCGGTACCGGGTGGCCCGGGTGGCCCGGGTGGTAGACCGCAGGAGCCGAGAGACGTGAACCTCGTATGAAGACCGCCGCATGGCAGCGCAAGGCAGGGCAGAACCCGAAGGGCGGTCTCAACGAGGCCGGTCGCCGATCTGCCAAGGCCGAGGGGATGAGCCTCAAGGCCCCGGTGAAGTCAGGCGACAACCCGAGACGCGCCTCCTTCCTCGCCCGGATGGGGAACATGCCCGGGCCGATGGTCGGGAAGGACGGCAAGCCGACACGCCTCGCCCTCGCCCTCAAGGCATGGGGAGCGAGCTCGAAGGAAGACGCCAGAGCGAAGGCCAAGGCGATCAGCAACCGCAATAAGGGGAAGTGACATGCCGCTTAAGCAGGGATACAGCCAGAAGACCATCTCGCGCAACATCTCAGCCGAGGTCCGTGCCGGCCGCCCGCAGAAGCAGGCCGTCGCCATCGCCCTCGATACCGCCCGTCGCTCGGCCAAGAAGGCCGGTAAGGGAATGGCGGCACGCAAGCTGATGGCGAAGTGATGCCAAGGGGAAGACCGTCCATCTACTCGCAGGAACTGGCAGACCGCATCTGTGAGCGGCTGGCATCCGGCGAGTCCTTGCGGGCTATCTGCTTGGATGACGGGATGCCCGATGGCAAGACAGTCCGTAACTGGTTGAGCGATAAGCCAGATTTTGTCCTGCAATACGCACGCGCACGCGAGGACCAAGCCGAGGCTCATGCCGACCGCATCATCGAGATCGCGGACGACGAGACCATTGACGCGAACCACAAGCGCATCATGGTGGACGCCCGCAAGTGGGTAGCCTCCAAGCTCAAGCCCAAGCGCTACGGCGACAAGCTCGACCTCGAGCACAAGGGCGAGGTAGGCCTGACCGTCAATGTCGTGCGGTTCACCGATGCCGATAAGCCTTCCGGCTAACGGCTGGTCCCCCCGCCCCTACCAGTTGGAGGCGTGGGGCGCTCTGGAGAAGGGCTGCAAGCGTCTCGCCTTGGCGTGGCACCGCCGTTCCGGCAAGGACGACATCTCCCTGCACTGGGCGGCTGTGTCTGCCATGACGCGGGTAGGCGGTATCTGGCACATGCTCCCCCAGGCGAACCAGTCGAGGAAGGCCATCTGGGACGCGGTGGACCCGCACACCGGGCGGCGGCGCATCGATGCTGCCTTCCCGCTCGAGCTGCGCGAGACGACCCGCGAGCAGGACATGTTCATCCGGTTCAAGAACGGCTCGACGTGGCAGGTCGTGGGGTCGGACAACTACAACAGCCTGATCGGCTCGCCGCCCATGGGGGTGGTGTTCTCCGAGTACGCCCTCGCCGACCCGAATGCGTGGGCGTTCCTGCGTCCCATCCTTGCCGAAAACAACGGCTGGGCGATATTCATCTCGACCCCGCGTGGGCGCAATCACTTTGCCCGTCTGGTGGACTACGCCCGCAAGGACCCGGCGTGGTTCGGTCAGGTGCTGACGGTCGAGGACACGAAGGCCATCCCGAAGGCGACCATCGATCGCGAGCGTAAGGAGCTGCGGGTCGAGCGCGGCGACAAGGAAGCCGAGGCCATCATCCGGCAGGAGTACTACTGCGACTTCGACGCCGACATCCCCGGCGCGTACTACGGCGATGCCGTCCTCAAGGCCGAGCAGGGCGGCAGAGTGGACGAGTTCCCGCACGTCATCGGCCAGCCGGTCGGGACGGCGTGGGACATCGGCATCGGCGACTCGACGGTGGTCTGGTTCTACCAGATCATTGGCCAGAAGGTGCGCATCATCAACGTGCTCGAGGGCTCCGGCGTCGGGCTCGACTGGTACGCGAAGAAGCTCCTCGCCATGGACTACGTCTACGCCGACCACATCTGGCCGCACGATGGCGCGGTGAAGGAGTGGGGGTCTGGCAAGTCTCGGCTCGAGACAGCGGCAGGGTACGGCCTCAAGCCTCGGGTGCTGGAAGCTGACTCGGTGGACGATGGCATCCAGGCGGTGCGCCAGATGCTGCCGGTGGTCGAGTGGAACAAGCGGCCTGACCCGTTCCCCGGCGAGACAGCGGACGAGGCGGCGGCTCGCATGACCCGTGCCATGGATGCCATCCGGCAGTACCGTCGCGAGTACGACGAGCGGCTGCAGCGGTTCAAGGACCGCCCGCTGCATGACTGGACGAGCCACTACGCTGACGCCCTGCGGTACCTAGCCAAGGGTCGGCGGCCGTTCCGAGGGACGGTGCGCCGGGGTGGCCCGGGGGTGGCGGTAGCAGATTACTCGGTGTTGGGCTAGACTCGCGCCAACATCGACCGCGAGGTGCGTTATGTCCGGCCTGTTCAAGCCCAAGATGCCCAAAATCGAACCGCCCCCGCCTGCCCCTGAAACCGACATGGCGAAGCAGCGCGAGATCGAGTCTGGCCGGATGCGCCGTCGGCGCGGTCGTGCTGCGACGATGATGTCCACGCCTGAGACCCGGGCGCAGGGCGGTGTCGGTACCACGAGGCTGCTCGGCGGCGGCATGTAATGGCGACGAAGAAGATCAGCCAGTTCAACTCGCTGGCGCAGACCGACCTCGACTCGGCTGCGGACGTCCTCGCCATCGTTGACACCGGCTCGTCGGAGACGAAGAAGATCACGGCCAAGGCGCTGGCCGGTGGTGCGGTGGCTGACCTCGTGGCGGTCTGGAACAACGTTGCCACGACCTTCTCGGCCATCAAGATGGACGTCACCGACACGGCCTCTGCTGCCGGGTCGTTCCTGCTCAACCTGCTCGTCGGCGGTGCTGCCCGGTTCCAAGTGACCAAGGCCGGTGCTGTGACTGCGGCGAGTTCCATCCGCTCGACCTCGGCCTCTGACGGCGTGGGGTACGCGACCGGCGCGGGTGGTACGGAGACGCAGCTCACGAGCAAGTCCACGACGGTCGTGCTCAACAAGATTTGCGGCACCATCACGATGCACAACGCGACTCTGGCGCACCAGACCCCTGTCGCAT